GGTCGGTGGTGCGGCATCTTTCACTTCCAACACTAATTTTGTTGCCACAGCTGAGACTACAAGCAGCACAACTTATACTGGTTTGACAACAGCGCAATCATTTTCATTGGTTACAGGAACTAAAGCATTAGTCATTATAGGTTGCACAAGTGAAAATAACAGCAATGTTGCTTGTACCATTTTTGCTGGTTTTGCGATCTCGGGTGCGACAACAAGAGCAGCAACTGACGACACAGCATTATCCATTAGATCAAGCCAAAGCACAGTTTTTGGTGTTGCTGCTTCGCAGGTCATTTTTGCCACTGGATTAACCGCTGGCACTAATACATTCACCATGCAATTTAAAATGGGTTCTGGTGGTAATCCTGGGCGTTGGTTTAACCGATCTATCACAGTCATAAACATGGGGAGTTAAGATGATAACCACTGACAAAGAAATAAATCTTTTGCAATTAGATAATGAACTTGGCGGTCATGGTTTATGCATGAACGATAATGATCCAAACAAAAAAATTATTAGCACAGCCGATAATTCTCCAGTCTCAAAAGAGGAGTTAGAAGCGGCAATAACTGCACATAAAGCAAAGCCAGTCGCTGAGCCTACTGTTGCCGAAAAACTAACAAGTGTTGGCTTGTCAATAGATGATCTAAAGGCTGCACTTGGACTGTGAAGCCTCGATTAAGTAAAGCTGCAAGCCAGTTAAGGGAGCAGTTTGATGACACATTCCCAGATCGTGACCGCACATCGGATGGTTGGATCGGTGATACCCGACACGCAGCTCGTCCTAGCGATCATAATCCCAATGCTGATGGTTGGGTATTGGCCATCGACCTCGATCGTGATGTCAGTGGTCGGGCTAAACCAGACCTCATGCCAGATATTGCAGATCAGATTCGTCTCTTATGCAAGTCTAAAAAAGAACGCAGAATTACCTACATTATCTTTGATGGCCGTATCGCTTCCTCTAAAAAAGGTTGGGCATGGCGAGAGTACACAGGGGCTAACAAACACAACCACCACTGCCACATCTCGTTTACGGAAGCGTCTGTTAATGATGGGGCTTTTTTTCAAGTACCTATGCTAGGAGCATCAGAATGAATATGAAGAATCCATACATCCTTACTGCTGGAGCATTCCTCTCAGCTTGGGCTGCATCAAACTTTGCAGCTGACTATCGCTCAATTCTTTGGGCATTACTGGCTGGCGTCTTCGGGTATGCCACTCCGAAAAAGTAATGATTGTGCAGGACACAGCGGCAATTGCTGTTGCTGTTACGACCGTTATTGGTTCATTTATTGGCTCAGTGCGATGGTTAGTAAAGCATTACCTAGCAGAACTCAAGCCCAATGGCGGAGGGTCGATGAATGACAGAATTACCAGGCTTGAAGCGCGTGTCGAGACAATCATAACTCTGTTAGACAGGTAACAATTATCCTATGGCAAGAAAACCGACTAAGGCATTAGAAGAACAGGGCTACTCTAAACTTGATGCTTATTGCATCGGTTTGCATGAGTATTGGAAATCATTGCGCAAGGCTGGCTTTACTGAGGGCATTGCTTTATTTATGATTACTGACGTCCCATCGTATCCGCGTTGGATCTTGCCAGATCCAGTCGAACCAGAAAGGTTTGGCGATTACGAAGATGAGGACGATGACTACTAGAACCCAGAAGAAAAGGTACTTGGTCATCAGTGACCTTCAAATTCCGTTTCATCATGAGGCAGCAGTAAAGAATCTAATCAAGCTAGTACATCGAGAGAAGTTTGACCTTGTATTAAACACAGGTGATGAACTGGACATGCAGAGCCAGAGCAAGTGGGCAAAGGGAACACATTTAGAATATGAGGGTCAATTAGATGCCGATAGAAATCTGGCTCAAAACATCCTCTACGATCTTGGCACCACAGATATCACCAGATCAAACCACACGGATCGTTTATACCACACTCTCGTTAGAGGGGCTCCTAGCCTCATCGGACTTCCAGAACTCGACTATCCCAACTTTATGGGCTTCAACGACTTGGGGATACGTTTTCATAAGAAACCCTTTGAATTCCACAGAGGTTGGGTCTTAGTCCACGGAGACGAAGGATCAATGAACTCAAATGCCGGACTTACAGCTCTTGGTCTGGCTAAGAAGTTTGGCAAATCTGTCGTGTGCGGTCACACCCACAGGGCAGGCATTAGTGCCTTCACAGAGGGCATAGGAGCCTCATACAGGACTTTATGGGGCTTAGAGGCAGGAAATGTCATGGACAAGAAAAAAGCCTCTTATCTTAAGGCTGGCAGTGCTAATTGGCAGATGTCGGTCGCAGTCATTGAGACTCATGGAGATCGTGTTAGTCCGATGCTTGTGCCTATTAACAAGGATGGATCATTCACACTATATGGACGACTTTACGCCTGATATTAGACGTACCCTGGACGATGCAGTGGATGCTGGAGAATTGTTATCGTTTCGTTATCCAAATGTGCTTGCAGATGTCAGATAGGCGTGAGACTCTAATTCTGTAGGCAGTCAAGGGCACTGCCACAGATAGGTACACAAATGCAAATGCCAATAATTATTCTGCTTTTAGCAGCTAATGTTCTATGGTTTATTGTCGGTTGGGCAATGGGCTACAAAGAAGCTTTAGAAGATCAGGATTTCAGAGAGACCCAAGATGCTCGCTAATGAAATCCTACTTACAGCAACCGACACGATCCGCGATCGTGGTTTATCGTATGGTCACCCTGCGGATAACCTGCAACACACCGCAATGCTCCTCAGTGCATACCTACAAACACCAATACACGACTATCAGGTGGCAGGGATCATGGTCTTGGTTAAACTTGCAAGGACTAATCAAACAGCCCAGCACATCGACAACTGGATCGACATGGCAAGTTATGCCGCACTCGCAGGACAACTAGCCACAGAGGAGAACGACCTATATGTTTAATTTAGCCGATTATGAGACAGTAGAGGTGAGACTTGAGAAGTTTATTAAGGACTATGCAGATTTTCGCATTTCAACTGAATTGGAAGTTTGCGAGAAAGATCGATACGTTGTCAAGGCTTATCTATATAAGACTGCTAGAGACAGCGTTGCGTGGGCAACGGGATACGCTGAGGAGAAGATTACTGATCGAGGCGTCAATTCAACTTCAGCACTGGAGAATTGTGAGACTTCGGCTATCGGCAGAGCGCTTGCAAATGCAGGTTATGCAGCTAAAGGAAAGAGACCAAGCCGAGAGGAAATGACCAAGGTCGTTGCTACAAAGCCAGCAAAGCCAGTGGTACAAGATGTCGTACCAGATCAGCAAGATTATTGGACTACTCCAGTCAATGAGTACATGAAGGTCGTGGATGCTCCTGTAACCCTTGAGAAGGCTATGGAAAACGTAGCTGCGATCATCGGGACAGGTGAAGCACAAGAATCACCATCTTGCAAGCATGGACACATGACATGGCGTGAAGGCACAAAAAATAACAAGGCTTGGGGCGGGTATTTCTGTCCAGTGGTCAATAACCAAGGCGGAGAGCCTAAGTGTGGGACAGTTTGGTACACACTCAGCAGCGAGGGTAAGTTTGTACCTCAGAAAGCGTGGGCATAATGGGTAACTTAGAGTTCTATAACGAGACAACTGGCGAATGGACTAACATCGAGGACGTGCCAATGTTTGACACGATCAACTGTCAATTATGCAATGAGCCAACAGCAGCTCATGACATTGTTGCAGAGATTAAATTTCAAGATGATCAGCCTGTTGTAGGCACTTGGCAATGCCGTAAGTGCAAAGCAGTAAATGGCTAGTCAAGCAAGAAAGCACAGAGGTTTCCGCACAGAGCGCGTAGTCGCACAGTACCTATCGACTGTTTGGCAAGGTGCTACTGTCGGAAGGGGTAATGGCAAAGATATTGTGAACGTTCCGTTCGACGTAGAAGTAAAGGCTAGATCAGGGTTTCAACCCCTAGCGTACTTAAAGCAATTGAAGGCTCGGACAGTCACTTCGGGGGAATTAGGCTTCGGAGTTATTCGACTCAATGGACAAGGAGAAGATGCGAGTGAGTATGCCTGCATCATCCGATTAGAGGATCTATTGCCATTACTCCAACTTAAATATGGTCACATTACTAGCGAACCCACAGAAGCAGACATTGACCGCTGCACTGGCTGTGGGTCTTACATGATACAGAGGTGCTTAACATGCCAGCCTATGACTACCGATGCCCAGACTGCAATCTATGTCAAGAAGTCACACATGGATTCCACGATAGACCAGTAGTCCCATGCATGCACTGTAATGCACCCATGATTAAAGGATTTAGTGCCACAGCTATACATTTCAAGGGTAAAGGGTTCTATTCAACAGATAAATAGTTATCCACAGAAGTTATCCACAGGGTAACAATAAGGAGACATTATGAAACGACACACCGCTCTGACCAGCACTTATACTAATATGCTTGACAAGGATGGTACGCTAACGGCGCAGAGCCTCTCAAAGGCTCACCGCAAGCCCCTTAAGGGCGTGGCTTGCGGGGTGCTAGTAGCTATTGGGATATCTCTATGCTTTATGCCTATAGCAGGCTCTACAAAGACCAAAGAATATGTAGATTATAAGACTTACTCATTATATCTATTAGACTTTAATTACAAACAATATAACTGCTTATTAAAGTTATATACTCATGAGAGTAATTGGAGACCAGAAGCAGCTAATGGATCTCACTATGGTATTCCTCAAGGAAAGAGTGAGTGGCTTAGTACAGTAGATGGATATAAGCAGGTAGCATGGGGTCTATCATACATAGGCAACAGGTATGGTGAACCATGCATAGCCTTAGATCATTGGAGTAAGTACGGATGGCATTAGACAAGCTCAACAGCCGTAGGTACAGGGCACACAAGGAGCGCGTGTTCATGCGCGATGGTAGGCAGTGCCGGTACTGTGGCTCAGATGAGGAGCCATTGCATATAGACCATATCATCCCGCGCAAGCGTGGTGGTACTCATGACTTAGATAATCTTCAGGTGTTGTGCAAGGCATGTAATCTACGCAAATCAAGCAAGGATGAAGGGGTTTTTTTAGCACAGACGGCTACCCCCCCTGTCTTTATCGACTATATCTCCCCGATGCAGTCCGAGACGATGCTGGACAGTCCTTTTAAGACCCGACCTGATCCGAGTCAATGACAACTAAACCCAGAAAGCCCAAAGCCCTGCGAGGGGCAACACAACCAAGGCTTCACAGTCCACTTCTCAAAGGCAAAAACAAGCTGCAGGATGTTAAAGACCTTTGTGAGATAGTAAAGATTCCATTGCTGCCTTGGCAGGAATTCGTTCTGAAGGACATGCTTACTGTGGACACTAAAGGCAACTGGATCCGCAAAACTAACCTGATTCTTGTGGCTCGACAGAATGGCAAGACCCACTTAGCCCGCATGTTAATCCTTGCTCACTTAATCAAGTGGAATACTAACGTCCTGATCATGTCCTCTAACCGAAGCATGGCACTGGACACCTTTCGGCAGATCACTCACCTATTGGAGACAAATGACCACCTTAAAGGATTCGTCAAACAGATCAGACACGCCAACGGAACTGAGTCAATTGAGATGCTTTCTGGAGCAAGGCTTGATGTTGTCGCAGCAACTAGAGACGGCTCTCGAGGTCGCTCAGTCAATGGACTCCTCTACATCGACGAAATACGAGAAATCACAGAAGAAGGATTTAGAGCTGCTACTCCTACAACTAGAGCTCACCCAAACTCTCAAACGCTTCTTACCTCTAATGCAGGAGACGCTTTCAGCACTGTACTCAACGATCTCAGAGAACGAGCCATCGATTATCCACCAAAATCTTTTGGGTTCTACGAATACTCGGCACCGCAATACTGCAAGATAAATGATCGTAACGCTTGGGCTTTGGCTAATCCATCTCTGGGGTACACGATCACCGAGGATGCAATTGAAGAAGCCATAGCCACTTCGCCTATTGAAAATACGCGCACCGAGACGCTTTGCCAGTGGATTGACAGTTTATCGTCACCTTGGCCACATGGAATCCTTGAGGATACATCCGATGCAACTCTGGAGATGTCGGTCGGTGCTTACACAGTCTTTGCTTTTGATACCAGCCCGAGCAAAAGAAACGGAAGTCTTGTGGCTGGCCAGATCCTTCCAGACGGCAAAATCGGTATTGGAATTCTGGAGACTTACAGTTCTCAGGTTGCCATCGATGAGCTGAAGATGGCAGCCAGTATAAAGGCATGGTGTGACATATATAAGCCCCGCTTGGTCTGTTTTGACAAATATGCTACTCAAACTATGGCAGATCGTCTTATGAATAGTGGTGTTGTCTGCGAGGACGTAAGTGGACAGCAATTCTACAAGGCTTGTGGAGACTTATTAGAAGGCTTGGTCAATCATCGAGTGGTTCACAATGGACAGGCAGAATTGATCCAGCAGATGAATAACTGCGCAGCTAAGGTCAATGATTCGGCTTGGAGAATTATCAAGCGCAAATCTGCTGGAGATATCTCAGCACCTATTGGCTTGGCGATGGTTGTCAGCAAATTAATGATCCCTCAGCCTAAGCCTCAGATTTATATTTAGACACATCCCCAACATCCCCAATATAGACTAGACAAGATGCTAATCACACTATAAGTTTCAGTTAATTGACTCGTCATCAAGAGACAAAAACCCTTACAGCCGATTCTGTGAGGGTTTTTGTCTGCCTAGACACGCCCTAGCACATTGTCTAATTACTTGACAACTGGTACAATTTCTGTCTATGGGTCTATTTCGCAAGACAGAAGCAACACCTAAATCAGAGTCCTCGCTTTTAGCGCAATACGCCCCACAAGTTTTGGCTAATACTTATCAATATAGTTATGCGCCACAGATCGACCGATCACAAGCGATGGAGATTCCATCTGTCGTTCGTGCCCGCAATTTAATCTGCGGAACAATTGCTGCAATGCCTTTAGAGCTTTACCGCAAATCAACTGGAGAAGAATTAGGCAAGCCAGTCTGGATGGATCAGCCAGCCTACAATCAACCTCGCTCAGTTACAATTGCTTTCACAGTCGATTCATTGCTTTTCTACGGCTGGTCTCTGTGGAAAATTACAGAGCGATACCAGGAGGATGGACGTCCATCTCGCTACGAATGGATTGCTAACTCTCGTATCACTCCACAATATTCTTTGGATAACACTCACCTTATTGATGGATATTTAATTGATGGTATTTATCATTCAAATAATGATGTCGTAACTTTCCAATCACTCAATGATGGAGTTCTAACATCAGGAGCGCGAGTATTGCGTGGCGCACTTGACTTGGAGATTGCATCAACATTGGCTGCTGCTACTCCAATGCCATCAGGTTATATTAAAAATACCGGTGCTGATTTAGATCCTAAAGAAGTACAAGGGTTACTAGCTGCTTGGAAATCTGCTCGTCAGAATCGCAGCACTGCTTACTTAACATCGACCCTTGAATATTCTCCAACATCATTTTCACCTAAAGACATGACCTATAACGAATCAAAGCAAGACTATTCAACTCAGATTGCACGCTTGATGAATGTCGATGCATTTTATCTTAGCGCAGACGCCAATAATTCAATGACTTACTCAAACTTACTTGATTCTCGTAAGCAGTTCGTATCTTTGACTTTACAGCCATTCATTACTGCCATTGAGGACAGACTCAGCATGAATGACGTAACTGCCAATGGCAATGAAGTGCGTTTTGATTTAGACAGATCATTCTTACGCGCTAATCCAATGGATGACTTATTAGTTATCGAGAAAATGCTTTCACTTGGTCTAATCTCAGTAGAACAAGCGATGGAAATGACAGATCTAACACCTAACGGAAGCAATGGTATGTAATGGAAAATCAAATCCTAACATTCTCTGCGGATCTCACAGCTAATCTCGAAGAGCGCACTATCTCTGGCAAAATTGTGCCAGCAGGTACAGGCGAAGTAGGTAATACTTCAGCAGGTCGCGTTGTATTCGAGAAGGGCGCAATCGCGCTTCCTGAAGATCCAAAGACAATCAAATTGTTAAATCAGCACGACATGAAACAGCCTCTAGGTAAGGCAACATCATTCACAGTCAATGAAGATGGTATTTATGCATCGTTCAAGATTTCACGATCTAATCGTGGTACTGAAGCACTAATCCTTGCAGAAGAAGGATTGCAGTCAGGTTTATCAGTAGGCGTTGAGGTTATTCGCGCAAAGAACAAGGCTGGCGTGATGCATGTATCCGCAGCTAAGTTATTCGAAGTTTCATTGGTAACGGAGCCAGCATTTAAGTCTGCTCAGGTTATCGATGTAGCTGCTGAGGAAACTCCAGAAGCAGTAGAAGAAACCAAACCAACAGAAAGCGAGACAGTCTTGGACACAACTCCAGAGACAGTAGCAGCTCCAGAAGTTGAGGCATCGGCTGTAGAAGCTGCACGCCCAACTGTTGCAGTTACTAATATCCGTCCTCGCCTAAAGCCACTCACCGCTGGTGAGTATCTAGAGGCGAACATCAAGGCAGCAATGGGAGATGACGCAGCTCGTCAGCTCGTTCTTGCTACTGATGACACATCTACAAACACTGGTCTTACACTGCCACCACACCTAGCAGAGTTCCAGACAAACACAATTTCAGGACGCCCAGCAGTGGATTCAATTTCACAGGGTGTTCTTCCGGCCTCAGGCATGTCTTTCACATTGCCTAAAATTTCTCAGGCTCCTTCAGTAACACTAGAAGCAGAAAATGGCGCACTCGGTGGCGATGAAATGACAAGCACATACTTGACAGTGGATATCAAGAAGGCGGCTGGAATTCAGACGATCAGTTGGGAATTGTTAGATCGCAGCTCACCTGCATTCTACGATCAACTAATCCGCGAACTAAACGATGCATATGCTAAGTACACAGATGCCGCAACAATTGCTGCATTCACAGCATCAGGTACACAGGCAACAGCAACAGCAGCAACAATCGCTGGCTTGAAGTCATTCATCTCAACAGAAACACCTAAGGCTTATGCAGCTTCAGGTAAGTTCGCTCGCAACCTTGTTGTGAACACAGCATGGTGGTCAGAAATCATGGCTGCGGAAGATACAACTTATCGTCCGCTATTCAATGCAGCACAACCTGCTAACGCAGCTGGTGTTGTTTCTGGTCAGTCAATCGTTGGAAACGTCTTGGGTCTTGGTCTAGCAGTAGATCCACACATGACAGTTACAACAAAGATCGATGAATCAGCATTCATCATTTCTCCAGAATCATTCCGCTTCTACGAAGCACCAAAGACAACCCTTCAGGTTCAGGCTTTGGCAAATGGACAGCTACAAGTTGCTGTTTATGGCTACTACGCAATTGCGCCAATCTGGGGTGGAGGCGTTCGTCGCTTCAACCTAACTTAATCAGTTAGAAACTAAGTCGCTCTAGGGGGTCGGTAGCCCTCCGACTCCCTAGAGTCTTTAGAAAGGATCAGGATGTCACTTACAACAGTCTCAGAACTCCGCACAACGCTCGGAGTGGGTACCTTGTATTCAGACGCTATCCTTCAAGAAGTCTGTGATGCATCCGATGCAGTTCTACTGCCTATGCTCTGGACGCCTACTTGGTACACAGTAGGACATAGCAACATTGTAGGAACTGGAACTCTCTACTTTGACATTCCAGTTTATAACATTTTTTATGTTGGACAGTCAGTCACTATTGCTAATTCAGGATCTAAATACGCTGGCACTAAGACAATTACTGCTGTAGGCGATTATTCAATTTCATTAACAACAACTCACACAAGTGTTGTCAAGTATCATCCAATCGAGCCTTATGGCACAGTAACGGCAGAGTCTTATACCGATTGGACAGCAGATACAGCAGTACAGAATGCAGCTTTAATGATCGCTGTTGAAATCTGGCAAGCGCGTACAGCCACCCTTTCAGGCAGTAACGCAGTCGATTTTCAGCCCTCACCTTACCGAATGAGCGCACAGCTACTCGCTAAGGTCAGAGGATTAATCGCTCATGCGCTAAGCCCTAATTCGATGGTTGGCTAATGACAACCCCAGTAACGACTCTCCGGACTACCTTAGCAACCGCGCTAGTAGATAACACTAAGTATCAGACTTTCGCGTTCCCGCCTAGTGTTGTTCTGGCTAACTCTGTTATTGTTTCTCCAGATGATCCTTATCTGACTCCAAGCAATAACCAGCATATAACTATCAGCCCCATGGCTAACTTTAAGATTATTATTACAGTGCCTTTGTTTGACAATGAAGGTAACCTTAACGGAATAGAAGATGCAGTCGTTGGCGTGTTCACTAAACTCGCTGCATCATCTTTGACTTATAATGTAGGCGCAATAAGCGCACCAAGTATTCTCAATGCTGCATCAGGCGATCTGCTCAGCTGCGAGATGTCCGTATCAATCCTTACGAGTTGGAGTTAATATGTCCGAGTGGGAACAAGAAAACGCAGACTTCCTGAAGAAAATCGGGCAAGTTAGCACACCAGCACCAAAGCCAGTCACTACTAAGAAAGACGAGGAATAACCTAAATGGCTGTATTTCTAAACAATAAGGTCGGCATCAAGGTCAA